TACACCCTGAAACCGCACCTGACCCGCATCGAACAGGAACTCAACCGCAAGCTGTTCGGACGCGGCTCGCGCTTCTTCGCCGAATTCAATGTGGATGGCCTGATGCGCGGGGACAGCAAAGCCCAGGCGGAATACTTCACCAAGGCCCTGGGCGGATCCAGCGGTCCGGGCTGGATGACCGCGAACGAGGTGCGCCGCAAACAAAACCTGCCGCCGGAAAACAACGGCAATCAACTGGTGACCTGGAGCGATAAAAATGCGAGCCAACCTGAAAAATAGACTGATGCAACTCTACGCGGACAACCGGGACCGGCCGCGACAGTTCCGTGCCGAACAGGGCGAGGACGGGATCACGCTGTACCTGTACGACGCGATCGGCAGTTATTTCGGCATCGGTGCCGAGGAATTTGTCCGGTCGCTGAATGACATCCGCGACGACCGCATTCACTTGCGGATCAACTCACCGGGCGGCGATGTCTTTGAGGCCCGCGCGATGCAAACCGCCATCCGTCAGCACAGCGCCGAGGTGATCGTCCACATCGACGGCCTGGCCGCGTCCGCCGCCACGGGTATCTCCATGGCGGGCGATCGCATCGAGATGGCCGAGGGCGCCTTCTTCATGATTCACAACGCCTGGACCCTGGGGCTCGGCAACGCCAACGACTTCGAGGAACTGGCCGCGATGCTGCGCAAAGTGGACGGTTCCATCAACAGGGATTACCAGCGCAAGACCGGTGCGGACGAGAAGCAAATCGCCGACTGGATGGACACCGAAACCTGGTTCACCGCCGAGGAAGCACAGACGAACGGCTTCATCGATGACGTCTTCACCGGTTCCGGTACCGATAACCGCTGGGACCTGTCGGCCTACACCAACACGCCGGAGAACCTGGCGCGCGATCCCGAAGACGATGCCGACATCGAAGCCGCGCGGGAATACCGAAACAGCCTTCTGCGTCGGGTGGACATGCTCGACGCCATTGCCGGTTAGCGGGTTCCCGCTACCGAAATTCCAACCGCCTTCGGGCGGTTTTTTTATGTCCAGGGATGGACGGTATGCCGCGTGGCCATGGATGGCCATAAGCGGCGATGACCTCAGAAAACCGATAGGAGCACGACATGATCTCGATTCAACAACTGCGGGAACAACGCGCGGAGCTGGCCAAGCAGATGCGCAACCTGGTGGAAAACACCGCTGACTGGAAAGACGAACACCAGACCGAGTTCGACAAAAACGAGCGCGAGATCGCCAACCTGGACGCGCAGATCGACCGCCACCAGAAGGTGCTGGACATGGAAGCCAAAGAAAAGGCGAACATCCAGACCCGCGCCGATCGCGACGGCATCAGCACCGACGAAGCCGAGAACAATCTGCAGGAAGAAAAGCAGATCTTCGACACCTGGATCCGCAACGGCGCCGATGGCCTGTCGATGGAACAGCGCCAGGCCATCGTCCAGCGGGTGAAGGCGGTGCGCAACACCATGAGCACCGGTACCGGCTCCGAAGGTGGCAACCTGGTGCCGCGTGAGTTCGCGTCCTCAATGCTGGAAGCGATGAAGGAATACGGCGGCATGCGCCAGGTGGCCACCATCATCCAGACCGATAGCGGTGCGCCGATGGACTGGCCGACCACGGATTCCACTTCCGAGGAAGGCGAACTGGTCGGCGAAAACCAGAAAGCGACCTCCGGCGACCCGACCTTCGGCACCAAACCCCTGGGCACGCACAAGTTCAGCTCCAAGGTGGTCACGGTACCGTTCGAACTGCTGCAGGACTCCGAGATCGATCTGGAAGGCCACATTCGCGGCCGACTGGTCGAACGTCTCGGCCGGGTCACCAATCGCCTGTTCACCACGGGTACCGGTACCGGCCAACCGGGCGGCATCGTCTCCGGGTCCACCTCCGGCAAGATCGGCACGTCCGGTCAGACGACCATCGTCACCACCAACGACCTGCTGGACCTGAAACACTCGGTCGATCCGGCTTACCGCAACAACGCCCGCTGGATGTTCCACGATCAGACGTTGAAGGCCCTGAAAAAACTCACCGACCCGACCACCAAAAAGCCGCTGTGGCTGCCGGGCTTCGATGTGCGCGAGCCGGACACCATCGACGGCGACCCGTACACCATCAACCAGCAGATGCCGCAGATGGAAGCCAGTGCCAAGTCGATCCTGTACGGGGACTTCCGCAAGTACCTGATCCGCGACGTGATGCAGATCCTGTTGTTCCGGATGACCGACTCGAAATACACCGAGAACGGTCAAGTCGGTTTCCTGGCGTGGATGCGCTCCGGCGGTGACCTGATGGACGTCGGCGGCGCGGTGAAGCATTACCAGAACGCCGCAGGCTGATCGCCATTCTGAACCCGGCCCCGTGCCGGGTTTCCTGTTTTTGAACCTCATTTAAGGAGCGCACCATGGCCGCGAACAAGAGCCGCAACGGGCAGAGCAAGCCGGCTGAAACTGGCACTCAAACCGATCCCAAGTCCGAACAGTCATCCAACCCGGATGCCGAAACCAAAACCCCAACCGATCCGAATCCGGACACTAACCCGGACGAACAAACCAACCCGAACCCGGACGAAGAAACCCCACCACCGGAACCGGGCGAGACGGTCACGGCCCTGGCACTGGTGGACCACGGCCCGTTCAACCTGCGCTGCGGTTTTGTCTGTCGTGTACCCGCTGAAGCGGCCGAGCAACTGGAAGCCGATGGCGTGATCGACACGAGCGAGAAGGCAGTCGCCACGGGCAAACGACCCGCCGCCGAGGAGGGCAACAAGTAATGCTGGTGTCGGTCGCGGACGTCAAAGCCCAGTGCCGGTTGCCCGAGAGCCACACCGCCGAGGACACCCTGCTGGAAGGCATCGCCCAGGCGGCCGTCGATGCGGCCGAGGGTTACCTGAACCGCAAGCTGTATCCGGATCAGGCCACGCTCGACGCCGACCCGGATGCACCCGATGGCGCCATGGTAATCACGGCCGGCATTAAGCACGGAATGTTGATGATTGCCGGTGACCTCTACGCCAACCGCGAGTACACCGTGACCGGCACCATTCTTTCATCCTTCGATCGGACCCTGGACCACCTCTGGGGTCCGCATCGACGTTTCGGAGCCTGACCCATGCGAGCCGGAAGACTGAACCACCTGGTGCACGTCAGCGACGGCACCGGTACCGAAACCGTTCATTGGGTCGAATGGCTGGAACAGCCGCCCAATTCGGAACCCAAAGGCCTGCGGTTGGACAACGACATCATCATTCGCCATCGCAACCTGCCGCCGATTGAGCCCGGTCAGTGGGTGGCGTTTGAATCCCGTTTATTGCGCGTGTTCTGGACTGGCCCAAGTGAGCGGGTACGGAATGGGTTCGAATCCCACTGCGTCGAGTACGGCGGCCAGCCGGCCACCTACACGACCGAAGCCGGTACCGAAATGTCATGCCGCGTGTTCATCGAACGCGATGTGGAATATATCGGCGAAGTAGGGCGGGTGGCTGAAACCCGCCACAGCATCGAGGTGCTGAAGCATCAACTCGCGGGCCATGAACCGGCGGCTGGTGATCGCATCACAGTCGATGGCGAGACCTTCGACATCGAAGGCCCGGCGCCCGGTGGCGATGACGGCGTCGTGATGCAGCTGGTGGCGGTATGAGCGGTTTCACCGTTGATACCTCCCGCCTGAATGAAATGGGCGCCTTCCTCGGCGCACTGGATTCCGAGATCAACCAGGCCTCGGTGAAGTCCGCCAACCAGACCGCAACCTGGTTGCGCCGGATGTTCGTGGATGAAGTCGCGAAGCTCGGCCCGAAGAAAAAACTCGTGCGCGAGATGACCAACATCAACCGCGCCAAGCAGGGGAGGCCGGTGGCGGAAGTGCGGCCGAGTGGCATGCGTCTCTATGCCGACACGTTCACCAGCAAACGCATCGAACCGATGGACCCGAGCGGTACCCGGGGCCGGGCGGTGGTGACTGGGTTCCAGGAAGAACGCACCGCGATCGGCTTCGTGAACACCAAAGCCAAGAGCGGCGACCCGCGCACCCTCCGCACGCGCTCGGCCAAGGGCGAGTTGGACAAACCCCAAGCCGGCCTCGGCCCGAGCCCGGCCATTCTGTTTTATGACTTCTTCGATGCGCAGACAGACCTGGAAGAAGAGATCTACCAGGCCCTGGTTAGCCACTTCGAAGACCACCTCACGGAGGCCATGAACAACCGATGAGCGTCACCGCAATCAGCACCGCAATCAAAACCCGGTTGAACGACCTGCCGGGCGTTACCGCCTTCAGCGGCAAGCCGGCCGAGTGGATCAACAACCCCACTTACCCGGTGATTTGTCTGGAACCGCGCACCGAGCGCATCGAGGCGATCAACACGCCGAAGATCAAATTCAGCCGCACCTGGGCGATCGAGATCCTGACCGATCAGGACGACCCGGAACCCGCGCTGACCAGCCTGCTGCGCGAGACGTTCGACGCCCTGGCGCTGGCCCAGCATCACCCGCAACTGGCCGGCGCCCGGCTCGCCGTCGGCGACGTCGCCTTCAACCTCTTCATCAACCAATCCCCTCAGTCCAGCGCCGTGTTCCAACTCACGGCGACCTGGGTGGAGTAACCCCAACCACGGAGAATTCCATGACCAAGAAAGAGACCTTCATCGTCACCGGCCTGGCGCCGATTGAATCTGACGGCGAGACCTACACCACCAAAGGCAAGCCGATCGAACTGACCGACGACCATGCCCGGCCACTGCTCGCACGCGGTTACTTGCGCCGCCCCAAAGCGATCGCCAAACCCAAGGCGAGCGACTGACCGACAACCTCTGATTGATTCAATAGGAGAACACCACTATGTCCGAAGCTAGTTACCTCGGCAGCGGCAATGTCTATCTGCGCGAAAAAGGAAGCGGCGACCCCTTCCTGCCGGTGGGCAACTGTTCCGCGCTGAATTTCGCCTTCGAGGAAGACAAGAAAACCCTCACCGACTACCGCAACCCCGGCGGTGGCATCGCCGACTCGGTGACCCGCATCACCGGCGCGACCGGCAACATGACCACCCACACCCTCAGCGCTCGCAACCTGGCCAAAGCCTTGCGCGCGGACGTGTCCGCCGTTGTTGGTGCGGCCATTGTGGATGAAGCCCATACCAGTGCCGGCGTCGAAGGCGAGTTCATCCCGTTCGATCACCCGCGCGACAGCAGCCAGCCGTTGACCGTGAAAGACTCGGCCGACACGGCGCTGACTGAAGACGTCGATTACACCGTGAGCGCCGGCGGCATTGTCGTCATCGGTGGCGGTGGCATCGATGACCAGGGCGTGAAATTGTCTTACCAATCCGCCGGTGCCGACGTAGTCGAAATGCTCACCAACTCCGGTAAGGAATACGTGATGTTGTTCGAGGGATTGAACGAAGCGAACTCGGGTAAGGCGGTGAAGATCGTCATCCATCGCGTGAAGTTCAGCCCGGCGTCCGGCATGGATTGGTTGGGCGATGACTTCGCCGAGCTGCCGCTGTCGTTCGACATGCTGGCCGACAACAGCATCACGGCGGCCGGTAAATCGAAGTACGCCAAGGTGAGTTTCGAGCAGTAAATAATAGGGCTGCCGTGTGGTAGCCCTGTTTTGACAAACGGTTAGCCGTGAATGATCTGCGGCGGCGACTTGGCCATGACCGAGACACATTCGTTATCCGTCATGACCAGGAATTCCCGTAGGCAATCGGCCGCGACCAGGTTGTCGGATTGACGTTCCTGGTCGAGCCAGCCCCCGCCCGAAACCGCATATAGAAAATACGGTTTTTGACCGGGTTCGGGCCAGGGGAATTGCAACATCGCCCCTTCGTCCAGCATCCGGAAGCCGTCGACGGCTTTGAACACCAGGTGGGTGATGCCGATCAACGCCTCAGACGTCTGTTCGTATTTGCGGATGCCGATCGTCAGCAACCATTGATCGTAATGGATGGATGCGATTTCGATGTGCGAGACGTCAGTCGGGACTTCGAAGCCCTTCTCTCCGATGACTGTACTCATGGTCCTTCCTTGAGTTTTTGGGGCCGCATACCGTAATTGCGCATTCCTTGATCATCAATCTTTTTTTACAACAAGAGGATTTTCCGTGGCCGATGAACGCCTCTACTCCATCCGCCTCGGGCTGGACGCCACCCAGGGCACAAAGAACATCCGCCAGTTCCACAAGGAGTTCAACCGCACCCTGAAGGAGATGGGCCAGTCCAAGCAGGACATCCAGCAGTTCAAGCAACTGGCCAAGGACGCTGAAACCAGCGAACTCGCCCTGCAGGATGTCGGCGACGAGATGGGCGAACTGGTCCGCTCCTACAACCAGCTGAAGCGCGAAGCCAGCGCCCGAGACAAACTCAATTTCGTTCCGGATAAGCAGATCGAAAAACAGGTGAAGGAAGTCCGCCGGCACTTCGCCACCCTCAAGCGCTCCGGCAAGCTGACGGCCGAGGAACTCGCCCGCGCCTACAACGAGACCGAACACCAGATCCGCCAGCTACGCGGCCAGACCGAAGCGGCGGCGACGTCAACCGAGTCCTCCTTCAAGCGCATCGCCGCCAGCGTCACCGGTCTGATCGGTGCCTTTTTCGGTATCCGTGAAGTGGGTCAGTCCGCGATCGGCGTGCTCCGTGTCGGCGATCAATTCGAGCGCCTGGATTCGCAACTGGAAGCCGTGACCGGCAGCGCCGAACGCGCCCAAGAGGCAATGGACTGGATTACCCGCTTTACCCAGGACACACCGCTGCAACTCGAACAGGTCACCGAGCAGTTCACGCGGCTGAAGTCCTTCGGCCTCGATCCGATGGACGGCACGCTTCAAGCCCTGGTCGATCAAAACGAAAAACTCGGTGGCGGTTACGAACGCCTGAACGGGATCGTGAACGCTTTCGGCCAGGCCTGGGCCAAACAAAAACTCCAGGGCGAGGAGATCCTGCAGCTCATTGAACGCGGCGTTCCGGTCTGGGACACCCTCGCCGAAATGACCGGCAAGACCACGGCCGAACTGCAGAAGATGAGCAGCGCCGGTGAACTCGGTCGAGAAACCATCCGCCAACTCTTTGAAGAACTCGGCGAACAGGCCGCCGGATCCGCGGCCGCCAATATGAGTTTGGCTTCGGGCTACGTCTCCAACCTTAAAGACCAGTGGGTGTTGTTCAAGCGCGAGATCGCCGAAGCCGGTGTCTTGGAATACGCCAAGGGCGAGCTCAGCGATTTACTGGAACGCATCAAGGAACTGAAAGCCGATGGAACCCTGACCCGGTGGGCGCAATCGATCAGTGACGCCATGGTCGGGTTAAGTGAAGCAGTCAAACACTCAGCCCGATACGTCGTCAGCCTGAAAGACGAACTGATTTTGCTGACCAAGGTCCTGGTGGCGGTGAAGCTCGGCGGGTTCATCAACAACCTGTTGCGCGCCGGTGTGGCCATAGGGGGCCTCGGCGTCAAAGCGGCCGCCGCCACCTCAGCGATCAAGGGCATCGGCTTGGCCATGAAGGCCTTGCCCGGCCGTTTCCTGATCACGCTGGGACTGATCGGCGGCGAGCGCGTGCTGTCACTGATCAACGAGATCACCGACCGATCGGAAGAACTGAACCGCAGTCTGCGTTTGGCCAACTCCGAAGTGCGCTTTAACGAAGCCCGCCGCGAGCTCCAACAGACCGCCGACCAGTACCGGCAACTGGCGAACCAGGTGCGCGAGTACGCTGACCTGAACCTGCGCACCCGGCAACAGATCATCGAACTGGACACGGTCGAGCGCGCCAACTACCAACAAAAACTTCAGGCCTACCAGGCGTTCACCCGACGCACCTTGGCCGAACTGGAAGCCCGGCAAAAACTGGGTGAAGTGACCCAGGTCGAAGTCGAAAAAGCACGCCAGTCTTATGAACAAGCCTCGGCAGCGCTGGAAGAGTTACGCGCCACCACGGACCTGGTGACGAAGGCCAACCGCAACGGCTTGGGCCTCGACACCCAGGCCCTGGTCGATCGGTACGCCGACCTGCGCGACGCGGGTATGGACGCGGCCGACGCCATGCGCCAGGTTGTCGAGAGCTTGCCGCTCGGCGAACCCGAAGGCCTCAAAGCCATCGGCGCCCTGGTTAAGGATCTGAGCCGGAACACCGAACTGAGCGCCCAGGAGATCGACGCCGTCCTGAACGAAGCCTTCGCCAACGTCACCGACGGCGAACTGGCCCGGCTGGCCAGCCAGATCGACACCACACTGGACGGTGCCAGCGATCAGGCGAGGATCCTGGCCAACACCTTCAACGATCGCCTGGGCGCCGCCTTCAAAAAACTGGGCGTGGATCTGCAGGAAGTCCAGACCGGCATCAGCACATCCGGACAGGAAGCCACGACCGCCTTCCGCAACCTGACCGACTACCTGGCCGGAGCTGGGTTACAGGGCGAGCGATCGGCCGCCGCGATCGAAACCGCCTTCAACCAGATGTACGCGGGTCTAAACGACGCCGAACAGGAAATCGCGCAAGGTATTTTGTCCTCGGCCGTGGATGACGGCCTGATCAGTGCCGAGCGGATGAAGGCTCTCCTTGAGGAGACCAGCCAGGCGAGTCAGTCCATGGCTACCCAGGTCGAAACCAGCCAGCAGCGTGTCGCGCAGGCCTTCGATCAAACCACGGAAAAAGTCGAAAACACCAACCAAAAACTCCGTGAAAGTGGCGAGGTTGCCCGGTCACTGGGCGAACTGGTCGCCGGCTACATCAACGCGGCCACGGCCGAAGTCAGCGCCCTGGGCGATGCGGCACGTCAGTCCTTCGCCGAGTCGATGAACCTGCCGGTCGAACCGGTCCTCGATGACGTCGATCGGTTGCGCCAGGGCGTCCTCGATGCCCAGACCAGCCTGCGCGAAAACGTTCAGGGCATGCTGACCAGTTTCGACGCCTCGGGCATCCGCCAATTCGCGCACGAGATCGAGGCGGCCAAAGACCGGACCGTCATCGCCTTCAACCAACAGAAGTTGGCCTATACCGAGCTGGTGCGATCGATCGAAGACGGCAGCCTGTCCGGCAACGCCCTGATCGACCAGGCCGAACGCGCCATCGAACGCTTCGACCTGCTCGACAAGCAGGACCTGAGCACCTTGCGCAGCGCCATCAACAGCGCCCGGTCGGAACTGGAGAGCTTCAACCAGAGCGCCGAATCCACACTGCTCAACCTGCAAAACGAGCTCGACCGGATGCGGGGCAATTTGGCCGACGTCGAGCGGCGCCGGTACGAACAGCAGAAGGCCGAACTCGAAGCCCAGATCGACCAGGCCAAACGATTAAACGACCGGGACGCGCTGAAAGACCTGCAGGAGAGTCTCGCCTTGCTCGAGCAGATCCACCGCGAACGGCAACGCCAGATCCGCGAAGACAAGCAGCGCGAGTCCGAACGCCAGTCCGATGACCAGTCGCCCAAGCAAAGCGAAAAACCCAGCAACGACCCGCCCAAACAATCCATCGACCTGCGCCTACCCAACGGCCAGACGGCCACAGTCGCCGGCGACCCGAACGACATCAACGATCTGATGGACTACCTGGCGCAGGCCGGTATGAGGACCACCCAATGACCCTCGATGATCTGACCCTGACCGACAACCTGGTCTGGCAAAACGAGTACGCCTTTACCGCCATCGAACAAACGGCCGTACGCTCGCTGACCGGTGGCCTGATCGTTCAGGAAGGCCAAAAATTCTTTGGCCGACCGATCCGATTGAATTTGGGCTGGCTGCCGCGCGCGGACCTCGATGCGTTGAAGGCCAAGGAGAATCAACCGAGCTCGGCCATGGTTCTTTCGTTGCCCGACGGTCGCCAGTTCCACGTCATCTTTGATCGCACCAATGGCCCGGCTGTGCTGGCGACACCCGTGAATGACTACACCGACGCCAGCCTGGAGCCGACCTGGAAATACCAGGTCACCGTGAACTTCCTCACCGTCGAACCGCCTACTGTTTAAGGAGCCTCCGCTGTGCCCATTACCTCCGCCGACATCAAACTGATGCAACCCGAACGCCTGACGGACAATCCGGACGGCGGTGGCAGCATGACCGGAAACCCCGTCATCGACGGCGACATCAACAACCTGTTCGAGGACATCTCGCGGGTCAACCGCACTTACGGTCAGACCGGTCTGCGCAAAGCCTTTTTGAAAGTGGACACCGATACGGCCGATCTGTATTTGGACGCCCATGCCATCCTCTCGGCACAGCCGGCCGACCCGAACGTCAGTGGCCTGCTGTTCACCACCGACGACTTCACCGACGAACGGGTGGACGCCCGTCAGCGCGTCGAGTCCTTCGTGGTGCCGGGACCGATCACCGGGCTCTATCTGCGCGGCGAACAGTTGAAGGGACAGAAGTCGCTGATCTGTTACGCGCCGACGATCAACACCGCGCCGGCGCCGGAAATCGGCGAGACCTACTTGCTGCGCATCGAGGACGATCTATCCACCCAGCAGTTCATCAAGATCCTCGACGTCGAACATTCGGTGGAGACCTTCACCTACGAAGTCACCGGTGGCAACATCCGG